ATTTTTGAAAAACACGGATTCTTAAGTTTAGGTAGAGCCAAAAACTACGACTGGATGCACTTCGAAATTTTAGCTTAAAACCTTATAAAATGAAAAAACTTTCAGCTTATAGCCTTATATTTTTGTCACTTATTTTGGCAATCATTGTGACAAGTTGCGGCGTTAATTACCATATAAATAAGGCGATTAAAAAAGGTTACCGCTGCGACACCGTAGAAGACACAATTACAATACTTTCGGTTGACTCGATTCCGTACGTTTTAAGAGACTCTATTGCATGGGAAAGGGTAATATACAAAAAAGATACAATAGTGCGTTACAAGCGTTCTTTTGTGCCTAAAACGCGACTAGAAACACGAATAGAATACAGACTAAAGCGCGACACAATAAAAATGCTAGAAAAAGTAGAGGTCGTTAAGTGGAAAACCGAACGCAATAAGAAAACAAAAGCTAACTTGTGGCTATTTATTATAGGGTTTGGCATGGGCTTTCTTGCAAACTGGCTACTTAAGTTTTCTAAAACCGTTTTATGAAGATACCTAGAATAAGATTAAAGGCCGACGAGCTTGTATTAATAGAACAATATAGAGCAATTAAAAACAAGGCTAACGAACTAGGACTAAACGACAAAGACGTAAAACACGGCTGGTTAAAAACAAACGACGCTAGTTTATTCTTTAAAAATCCGTCTTTTGGTAACGACTTCGACATTCAAAACGTAGACTTTCATGCCCTAATTAAAGACGCGCCGAAACTAGTTGTAGAACCTACAAAAAAACGAACGCACAAAGGCCTATTTGACAAGCTAGTATTTACAGACGTACATATAGGAATGGACGCAAGCGACAAAGGGCGCAGCATGTACGGCACAGAATGGAACGAAAACATACTATTCGACCGCTTAGAACAAATGATTAGTTACACGCTAGAAAAACAGAACAGCGACACGCTTTATATTCTGGATCTCGGCGACTACTTAGACGGGTTCAATGCCCAAACGACTAGAGGCGGCCATGCGTTGCCTCAAAACATGAGCAACCAAAAAGCGTTTGACGTTGGTTTTCAGTTTAAGACCTTGTTACTGCAATACCTTGCGCCGTTCTACAAAACTATTCACGTTCGTAACATTTGCAACGACAACCATAGCGGCGACTTTGCGTACTTCGTTAACCAGTCTTTCAAAACATACGTCGAACGCGACTTAAAACACGTGAAGGTAATTAACCAAACGGCGTTTATAGACTACGAACTAGTTGGTAACTATTGTTTTATTACAACGCACGGAAAAGACACCCACAATTTAAAACACGGATTTAAGCCAAAGATTGACCCGAACCAAGTAAACAAAATAGTCGGTTACCTAAACACCCAAGACCTTTTGAATAAAGGCTACGAAATCATTTTCGAAAAAGGCGACTCACACCAATACTTATTCGACGCGTCAAGTTCGGACGTATTTAAATATTACAATTACCCCGCTTTTAGTCCGTCTTCGAATTGGGTAGCTATAAACTTTCAACTTGGGCGGTCGGGATTCATACATTTTAATTACGGACTTTTAACAAAGAGCATAAACGAATACTTTTTTAAGTAAATTAGTACACTTTTTCATAGTTCTGTTTTGAAGCCAGCCTTTCGGGGTTGGCTTTTTTGCATAATATAGTATACCTAATCGGGTATATTCCGACTAATTGCACATTATATTGCACCTTTTCGGGTACTCATGTCACAAAATAAGGGTAAAACCTTACGAAATTTGTAACAAAATAAGGGTAACGCCTTAAAACGTGAAAAAAAAGTTTGCGTCTACAACCCCCGTCAAATAAGGAAATCTAAAAAAATGTTAAAAAAAGTTGTTAAAAAGTTTGGTAGGTTGTAAATAGTATCTATATTTGCATATAACCAATTAACAAAAACGACATGAAAACATTTAGAATTACAATTTTAGACGAAGACCGAAACACGTTATTTTTTTACAACGTAGACGCCGAAAGCGAATTTATGGCTAATCAAAAAGGCCGTCGTATTTTAGACAACACTAGCGACACGCGCGCTTTCTTTTTTGAAATTGAACAATTAACATTTTAACACATGAAAACACTTAAAAAATATTCGTTTTTATTTAAGGATTTAAACCAAGACGAACGCCAAATTTTAGGCGGTGCAATTACGGCAGTTTTAGGCTTTGCGTTTTTAATTTGGCTCATGTCTACGAATACTTACCCTGTTCTAGACGCCAAGACAAAGGACACACAAATTCACGAAAAAAAGACGTATGAATTAAAGCCATCTTTTAACAAATATATGAACCATGTTTATAACTCTAAATTCAAATAAAATGATTGTAACAGAACTTAAAGACTTCGAAGTATACGCACCAGGCGATACGACTTTTGTTTACTTAATGGTCACGCTTTGGGACGAAGGCGACACGGACACGAACGCCGAAATCCTAGCCGAATACGAAATCAAAATTTACGACGCTTACGCAAACTATAAAATAACTAAAAAGGAATACAATGAAAAACTTACAATCAAACAAACCAGGGACTGCGACGACTACCTCGAAAAGCTTTACGAAGCCAACACCTTCGAAGACGCCTACGTGCAAGAATACAACGACGAAAGCGGGTTTAGTTGGTTCGTTTAACAAGTATCAAATTGACCGCTTTTGGACTTCGTTTAACCATGACCTTTATAATCGAATTTGTGAAATCAAAATGCAACAAATATGACACCAAAACAAAAAGCAAAAGAATTAGTAGATAAAATGAAATACCCTTTGGATGGTGTTTATATAATAAGTCACGTTGCTAACGAACTTGCATTGATTGCAGTTGATGAAATACTAAATTATTTTAATGAAGACACAATTTATTATCAAAGTAATGGAATAGGTGTACAACGTGCGTATTTTGAAAATGTCAAACACGAAATCGAAAAGCTATGAAATGGAAACTAACTTACTTCGTCGGTTCTAAAGCCGTCGAAAGCTGGGTTTTAAATTCTCAAAGCCTAGCATATTGGAAAAAGCACGACTTACTAACAACGGGCCGTTACGAAAACGGAAAATTCAAAGTAGAACAAATATGAACCGCCTTACTTCAATACACGAACTAATAGAAAAATACGGACTACTTGACAAGTCCAGACGCCGCGACGTACTTTTTAAACGCTATTACCTTTACAATGAATTACGGACGTGTGGTCTTAGTCTTTCGGAAATTGGCCGTGTTTTTGACAAGAACCACGCTACAATTTTACACGGGTTACGCGTTCATAAAGACTTAACTAGCTATCGCGATACGGATTACCTAGCCGAAACGTGCGCGCTTCAAGCCTACTTAGACGGCGCGGAGTTACCCGACATATCGAAAGTGTTTAAGACGCAAAAAGACTACGACTTAAAGGTCGACATACTTAAGGCCCACAATATGGTGTCATTTAAACGTATTCAAAGACGGATAAAAATGGGTTTTTACGAAGAAAAAGAAGAAGCCGTGCAACCTTTTTGAAGTTTATACGTTATATTTGTACGGGTAGGCAGGCCCATGTAAAACATTATTGAAGCTCTTTTGGTTAGTAACGCTGCCTCGCGAACGCCAAAGGGGCTTTTTTTATTTTAAGGCAGTAAAATATGAGGCAAGCATTTAATTTTTATCGAAGCTACTGGGACGTAGCAAAGGAACTAAACGACAAAGATAGGTTAGCGTTTTACGACGCATTACTTACACGTCAATTTACAGGTGAAGAAACAGAACTAAAAGGCTTAGTCAAGTTCGCGTATCTTTCGCAAAAGCATTCAATAGACAAGCAAATAAAGGGTTACGAAGACAAGACAAAACGACCTTTACAAGACCCTAGCCAAGACCCTACGCAAGGGGGTACGCAAGGGCCTTCGGTACAAGAGAAAGAGAAAGGGAAAGAGAAAGAAGAAATAGACTATCAAGCGTTGCTTGACTTCGTTAATAATACTTTTGGTAGAAATTTTAAAGTAATTACAGAAAAAGTAAAGCGTTCTTATTACTCACGTCTAAAAGACGGGTACATAAAAGAAGACATTATAAACGCAATAAAAAACTGCAAAGAAAACCAATTTCATAAAGACAACAATTACAACTATTGTACACCCGAATTTTTTAGTAGGGCCGAAACTTTGGATAAATACGCAAATAGAACCATAGTTACTGAAAGCGACGCTATCTTAGCTCACCTAAAAAACAATTAACATGCTACTCAAACAAGGCGACGCGCTGCAATACTTACTAGACGTAAGGGACGGCAAAATAAAACAAGGGCTTGGCTTAGATTGTGCGCTAGACGAACACCTTAAATTCAAACCTAAGCAACTCAATATCATTTTAGGACATGACAACGTAGGTAAAACGTACTGGATAAATTGGTACTTTCTTACCCTAGCTTTAAAACACGACTTAACATTCTGCATTTGGTCGGGTGAAAACCAAAAGGGGCAAATACTTCGCGACATGGTACAAATGTATCGAGGCAAACATTTTAATAAATTAACCCATTCGCAAATAGCGGGCGACGTTGCGTACTTAGAACAATACTTTACATTTATTGACAACTCGAATTTGTACAAACCCGAAGAAATATTGGCGCTATTTGCACAAAGTGGGTGCAAAGTTGGGCTTATTGACCCTTTTACGGGTCTAGACCGAGAAATGTCGTTTAGTGGGAATTACGAATTTATGAATACCGCACGCCAATTTGTCAATAGTACGGGCATGACTATATACATAAACACCCACCCGAATACTGAAAGCGGCCGAAGCGGTAACTTATACACCGAAGGCGAACTAAAAGGACATTTGAAAGCCCCCTTAAAGGATGGAATAGAAGGCGGGAAGGCCTTTTTGAACCGCTGCGACGACATGTTAGTAATACACCGCCTAATTAAACACCCCGAATACAAATTTAAAACCTGGGTGAACGTCGAAAAAGTTAAGGACACCGAAACGGGCGGTAAGCATACCGAAATTGATTACCCAGTAGTTTGCGACTTTAATAGTGGCTTAGGGTTTACAATTAACGGAATAGACCCACTACAAAAACACAGACCTAAAGACATACAAAAAACAATAACCGACGGCATTATGTCGACAAGTGAAAAATTACGAAACTTTAAACCATTTTAAAATGCAACTCGATTTAAAAATTTTATGGGCTAAGAACACTATTTGGGTAGTCCGCGAACGAATTAAAAACGTAAGGGAAAAACTCGAAAAGGACAAACCAGACGCAAAGGACTACATAAACGGCGGTAAGGATAGCGAAGAAATGCTACTAAAAACCGAGCTTGTTTTAATCGAAATGGAAAACGAAATAGTAAGTTTGAACCGCGAGTTAAACCAGTTAGCTAGACGCAACGCTCAACTTCGAGTAGCTTACGACGAACTTAAAAACGAACTAAAATTTAAAGACATTGAACTATGAAAACACCGCTGGAAATGCTGATTGAACAACTACACCAAAAAATAGAACGAGTAAATATTTTTATCCATAGCCAAGAAGATGAAGCAGGCCTATATATGTACACAGGTCTTTTAGCTGGCTTTTCTGAGTCAAAAGTCATGGCGGAAAAATTACTTGAAAACGAAAGAATAACAAATGAACAATGAAAAACTACAATGCTTCACGTGTAAGCGACTACGAAAACTCGAATACTTCCAAGATAACAAACGAGAATACCAATTGCCACACTACAAAGGAAAGGTCGCAAGCTGCAAACAATGTACACGCGCCCGAATGTTGCGTGAATTACGAGCCGTTAGATACGACTTTGAAACAAGAAAATTTGTAATACATTACTTTAAAAACAAGAACCAAGCTTTAAAGTTTTGGTATAAAGAAAATAACTATGCCACGTTGTAAAAATTGTAAAGACAAGTTCGAACCGATACGCTTTAACCATAAATTTTGTTTAAAAGACGAATGTATTAAAGCCTTTGTAGAAGAAGCCAAAGCGGCTCAATGGAAAAAGACTAAGGTAAAACTAAAGAACGACCTTAAAACGACCACAGACTGGCTTAAAGAAGCTCAAAAGGTGTTTAATACTTTCATTCGTCTTCGTGACTTTGGCAAGCCTTGCGTAAGTTGCGGCGGTTCTTTAGGCGAAAAGTACGACGCTGGCCATTATTTCAGCATGGGTGGACACAAAGCCGTTACATTCAACGAAGACAACGTTCATGCACAATGCGTAACCTGTAACCGATATAAACACGGCAACCTTTTAGAATATCAAATAGGCATTGAAAAGCGAATAGGCGCTGAACGACTGCTAAAATTACACGCTGAGGCCCACGAGGTGCGTAAGTACACCACCGACGAACTAAAAAAAATTATATCGACGTACAAAAAAAAGTGCAAGGAATTAAAATAAGTATTATATTTGCATATAACAATTTAAAAACAAGCTATGAAAAATTTATTTAAAGCGCTGGCTAATTTCCAGCAAGAAGTGCCTGTAATTCACAAAGGAACTCAGGGGTTCGGCTATTCTTACGCCGACTTACCCGCTATTTTCGACAAGATTAACCCGCTACTAAAGAAACACGGGCTAGGCTTTACGCAGTTAATTAACGGCACAGACTTAGTAACGTGCATTTTCCACGTAGAAAGTGGCGAAACTATCGAAAGCACTACAGCAATACCGCAAGGCGTACAACTCAAAGGTATGAACGACTTTCAAGTTATGGGGTCAGCTATTACTTACGTTCGACGTTACGCCCTCAGTTCAGCTTTAGGCCTAGTTACCGACAAAGACACGGACGCAAGCGGTGAACAAGTAAAGAAACTACCCGCTATTGATAACAAACGCTTTCAAGACGCGTGTAAAGCCATTGTAGAAGGTAAGGTTACTAAGGAAAAAATTACGTCTAGCTTTACTTTGACTGAGTCACAAACCGAAATGCTTGAAGCCCTATGACTGCTTTTAAAGTTCGATGCTCAGCACTTGGTAAAGTAATGACGTCACCGCGTTCGAAAAGCGAACTACTAAGCCAAACGGCTAAGACCTACGTAGAAGAACAAGTTCTACTAGCAAAATACGGAATAGTCAAGACGTTTAACTCGCGTTACACCGACAAAGGCAACCTAGTAGAAGACGAAAGCATTAAACTAGCTAGCGAGGTCCTAGAGTTAGGCTTTATCTTAAAGAACGACGAACATTTTAGTAACGACTGGGTAACGGGTACGCCCGACGTAAACACCGCTAGCCTTATTTTAGACGTAAAAAGTTCTTGGGACGCTACGACATTCCCTTTCTTTGCTACAGAAATACCAACTAAAGACTATTACTACCAATTACAGGGCTATATGTGGCTTACAGGTAAACAAAAAAGTTTACTAGTTTACTGCCTAGTCAATACACCGCTAGACATGGTTCAAGACGAAATAAGACGCGCGCACTGGAACGCTAACCTTTTAGAAGAAAGCCTCGATCTTATAGACGAAGTACAGAAACGCCACAACTTCGACCATATACCCGACAACCGCCGTGTGAAAGTCTTTGAGGTCGAACGTGACGACGAAGTAATAGAACAAATAAAAGAACGCGTCGAACTATGCCGCGAGTATTACGAAACCCTTTACAATTTCCTATGAAACAACAAATAGAAGACAAAATAGTTTTACGTGTTTTAGCCCGTTTCAACGAACGTTCGAAACTAGGAATAATGAAATATAACACAACGCTAGAAAGAAACGACCTGAGCGCCTTAGAATGGCTTACACACCTACAAGACGAACTAATGGACGCGACTTTGTACGTAGAACGACTAAAAGACGAAGTAAAAACCTTTAAACAAGACCAATGATAAAAGAATTTGTAAAACAATGGGATGAGCGTAAGCACCTATTAGAAGAATGGTTGAAAGAAAACCAACCAAGCGACTATGAAGATGTTTACAGGAAGTTATTTGAATTAGTGGTAACTGAACCGAATGGTTATAATAATTCTTGGGACTGGGAACGCTTTGTAACTATTGACGACGGCCACTATCAAGGCAATATAATTTTTATACTTTGCAATAATACCTACCAACCAAATTTAAACGACTATATTTTTACGGAAGTTGACTATGGTTCGTGTTCTGGTTGCGATACATTCGAATATATTAGGGATTTAGCAAGTTGGGATAGCAAGAAAAACACGGAAGAACAAGTTAAGCAGTATATGACACTCGCTTTACATATGGTTCAAGAAACTAAAACCTTTAAACAACAAGAACAATGAAAACAGCAGTAGAATTTTTAGAAAGTGTTGAGGTTGATAAGTTTGCTAAAGATAGTATTAAACATAGATACAATAGTTATGGTGAAAACATAACTTCAGAAACTCAAAAATTAGATACAATTTATGGATTTAAACAAGGATTCCAAAAAGCAATTGAATTACTTAAACAACAAGAACAATGAAGACACATTTAATAACATCTATTATTATCATTTTAATAATTGGATGTATTGGATTAATATATTTATTTCCAATATTAGGATTAGTAGCATTATGCACTATATCTTTTGCATTAGTTTATTACCTTATATATCAATTTATTAAGGATGATTTTGACATTTAAACAACAAGAACAATGATAGCATTATTTATAGTACCAATTGTATTGGTAGCATTCGTGTTTTTCTATTTGGGAAAGAACCAAGAAAGAATTGAATGGAACAAACTAATTAAAGACGGAATATTACCTAAACCTAAAAAAGAAGAACAATGAAAACAAAACAACAAAGTAACTATAGTGGTGTCGAAGAGGATTTATCACTAAAAGCATTAGCAGTATTTTTTCTAATTGGAGTAATAACCACATTAGTTTTTTCATTAGTATTATTTAACCTTTAAACAACAAGAACAATGAAAAAACAATTAACAGCAGTAGAATACATTAAAGAGAAATTAATGTGCGATGAGTATTGGTATGAAAATCTAACATTTGAACAAATCTTTGAACAAGCCAAAGAAATGGAGAAAGAGCAAGCAGAATTATATGCTGAATTTGCAGTATTAAATGACCGAAGCGAAAATCCTATAATCCCATTCAATGAGTTCATTAATATTGATAACCTTTAAACAAGAACAATGAATAAGAAAACAAACCTAACGGCCTATAAGGACCTATTAACCGAAATGAACGAAAAGCCTACGTTTCGCTTTGATGAACTAAGTCAAACACGCTTTGACGTTTTTAGAGTATTACAAGAACACGGCTACATTAAGAAAGTAGACCGCGCAGTATACACGTGGGTAGCTAAAAAACCAACCATAGCAACTGCAAAACGCGTAGCTATCTTGACTATCGAGTATAGAAAAAGCTGGGACTCTAGTAAAAAGGACAAAAAGGACGTAAAGGACACGCAAATTAAAATTAAATTCTCAAACCCTAAACCTAAACCCGTGAACAAAGAACAAAAGCGCAACAAAATGGCTGCCATAGGTACGGCCTTCTTATTAGGTGCAGTCCTTACGGCTATTATTTATTCAATTATTACTAACTTTAACTAAAAATAACATGGAAAACAAAACAAACACGGGCGCAATTTTCAAGAACGACAAAAAAACAAGCGCTAACCAACCCGACTACAGGGGAAAAGTAAACGTAAACGGCAAAGAAATGGAAATAGCCCTTTGGGTTAAGACGTCAAGTAACGGAAATAGCTATTTTAGCGCGTCTTTTTCTGAACCTTACGTAGCCCCACAATCTGCGCCCCTAGTTTCAAACGACGACTTACCCTTTTAAAGCATGATCATGTTCATTCAAGACGAAGCGTTAAGGCGTGGGCTGAAGGAATTGTTGAAAACACGGACAAGAAACCAAATAGTCACGGAAATAAAAGAACGGACTGGGAAGTTTCATCATTTCCAAATAAACAATTTCTTAGACGGCAAAGACGTAGCCCTTTCTACCCTCATTAAACTAGACGAATACCTTTATAAACACCTACATTAGTAACTAGCCCCCGTAAAAAGGGGCTTTTTTGTTTAAAATATTAATTGTTTGAAAATTAAACATATATTTGTTTAGAAATTAA